TATCGACGAGTGATTCCGTCGCTAGACTCACAATCGAAGTGAATATCCTCGAATCGAGGGTCATTATCCTCCACTACTGTGACGATGTAGTCTTCCGGATGGTGTTCGCCGACAACCTCGAAGAAATACTCGAAGTATGCTTGTTCTTGCTCGTCGGTAAGAAGGTTCAGTTCCAACGCGTTGATGTCGATAGCATTCAAGTTCTCGCTGTCTAGTGTTGGTACTACGTCGTCGATGTAGATTAACTTGGTGTCGTTTGTATTGTGTATTGTCATTTTACTCTCTCCTCGCATTATGCGAATTGGTGTCAGTATTACTGTCGAGGTACTGACTGTTAAACCTCGTGCAATGCTCTCATTGCCTACCACAACTTACCACCGGGTATCAAGCTGAACCTAGAGATATATATATGGGTCGTCGGTGTGCCCTCGATAAAAATGGGCTGAACTCAACGAAATATAGAGGATTGAGTCGAACGCGTAGGGGGGTGGGTAGATATAGCGTAACCCTCCACAGAAAATGCTAGCGATTTTTACTTTAAACCTATTAAATTTGGTAAAAAGGAGTGCATATGAACTATTATTGGCAAGCAGTATTTGAGCAAGAACCAATGGTGGTTGCTTGGGAACTATTCGTACTATTTACCACTTTAATGTTTATAAGTATAATTTTTAGATTATCTAGAATAGAAAGAAACCAGCAAATTATTTTGACGATAGTATCTAAGAATAAAAAACCTAGACTAGTTAAAAAGGATAGAGAATATAATAAAAGCCTTTTATGGTGGATAAGAAAGCGTCAAGAATCTCCACTAAACGATTTTGAGGTTGTATATGATAGCAAAGACGAATAATAAAGGTGTCGAGTTCTATGTATATGATATGGGAGAGGCTGACAAGTTGGGTATATCATACAGGAAAGATGATTGGCGAAAAGCTAAAGTGGGGGAGTTCATTCTCACCACAGACAAAAAAGTTATTGAGGTCATTGACCGCATTACTGAAAAACCTCGTCACGCTAGGAAAGGGACTGATTACCTTATTACTGGTTTTGGTAGACATCCTGTATCTAAAAACAGTATATTTGCTAGCAAGGTACAAGACAAAAAAGGACAAAGAGTAAATGTCAGGCAAACAACAAAACAAAAAATCTTTGCTGATTATCTCATTAAGTATGGAAAATCAAACGAGTTCGGTATGTGGGATGCAGAGTCAATCATCCAAGCCTATCAAGCTGTCTATCAAGACAACAATTCCACAAACAGCCTTAAGCGTGGCTTATCTATCTTACACAAACAGCACATTCAAACACATATAGCAATTAAAATGAATATAAGACCAATATTAATAGAGAATGCCATTGATGATGAATATATTATTAATGGGTATAAAGCACTTCTTGAGGGTTCAGATGTGCCACACGCAACAAAATTAAACACATTAAATAGACTTTCTACCCTTTTGGGTCACGATGCTAAAGATAAAACTGAGACTACAGAGCAGGTTGTGATGATTAGTGACGGAGAGTTAAAGAAATTAGCAGGGTATAGGAAGAAAATTGCCGAAACAACAAGTGCAGGTAAAGAAAATCTCGACTGATTTTAATACTTATCTGTTAAATCATACAAAAATAAACGAAAAAGAAGACGCAGAACTGGTATTAAATGACAATAGTTATATTGTTCCGGGTCCTGTGGCTAAATGTTTTATAAATATGGTGGAAGAAATAGATACATATTACCAATTATTTAAAAATATGGAAAAAGCAACTGGGGATTATGGCGAAAGTTGATAAAAAATTAGCTCTTTTAAGCCCTTCTGATAAGCTAGAAATGCTAAAAGCTATGTATATTGATATATTTTTCTTTGCAGAAGTGTTATTTGGCGACCCTGAGAATGCTATGCACTATCATTGTAGGTCAAAAAGTCCTGATTTTCATAAAGAGATTACGCAAAACTTGCTGAAATTGGCAGTTGGCGAGAAAATTGCTATAGTAGCACCTAGAGACCACGCAAAATCAACGTTGATTAACTTGATTTACCCTTTACATCGCATATTATTTGGCGAAGAAAGGTTTATTTTGCTTATTTCGGAGTCTGAAATGCAGTCTAAGTACAATTTAGAGAGTATTGGCAACGAAATAGAGCATAATCCCAAAATAAAATTTTTTTTCGGGAACCGAATGGGTGATACTTGGGGCAAAGAAGAGAAAGAGTTTATAGGAGCGTTTGAAAATGATGGCGTTACTCCTAAAGTAAAGACAAAAGTGCTTGTTCGTGGTACTGGACAGAAAGTTCGTGGATTAAAATATGGTGCTTACCGACCAACACTTACCATAATTGATGATGGAGAGGGAGAGGCTAACACAGCAACACCAATTTTGCGTGATAAATTCAGAAGATGGCTAAATGCGGCAGTAATTCCGGGTTCTGGTGATGCAAAATTGATATTTATAGGAACAATAGTTGATGAAGAAAGTTACCTCAATCGTATTGCAGGTCCTAAAGCCTACGATAGAAACGGAAACTACAAAGTTAAAGCTTGGAAGTCCTTATTCTATCAAGCAATCATACAAAAAACAGAAAATGGCTTGTTTGTGTCATCAGGAAAAGAAGTTTTAGATAAAAAAGGCAATCCTAAAGTTCTTTGGGACGATAGAAGACCTTACAAATGGCTAAAAGCAGAGAGAGATAGGCTAAAATCAGAGGGTGATGTTGCTTATTTTTATCAAGAATATCAAAATATCCCTATGGATGACTCTTTTAGAGTATTTAAAAAAGAACATATTCAATATTGGGAGGGCAGATACCAACGACAAGATAATTATAATTTTATTATTATTAATGGAGAACAAATACCTGTTAATATTTTTATGGGTGTTGACCCTGCATCTTCGGAAAACATTAAAGCTGACTATACAGTTGCAATGGTTGTTGCTGTTGATGATAAGTATAATATCTATGTGCTAGATATGTTTAGAGGGCAGGTTTCTCCTATGGATGGAGTTACTGAAATAATAAGGTTAGCAGACCAGTACCACCCAAAAGATATAAGGGTTGAAAAAACTGGTCACGTTATGCTAACAGACTATCTTCAAAGATTAGGAAAAGAAACAGGAAGGTTTTTACCAATTACTCCAAAGGATGCTATTAAATCTAAATTTTTTAGAATTAAAGAGATGCAACCGCTTTTTGCTAGCAAGGCTATGTTTTTGAAAGACGAGCATTATGAATTAGAATCTGAGTTGCTAGCATTTAGAGAACACGGAACGTTTACAAAGGATACATTAGATGCGTTGCGTTGGGCTACTGAAGATGTCTATCCAAATAGGCTAAAAAAGGGAGAAAAAGGCGAATGGGAAACTGCAATTCCAAATATTTTAAAAACAGATTGGGAAACAGGTGAAATTATTACTGCATAAGTGCTATATTAATAACATTTAAAATCAATGGATATTTATAATTGGCTATAAAATCACCTTACGGAAACAATAATCCGTACAAAACTATAAAACCAAGTTATGGTCTTGATGACATTACTGGAGATTCTGTTAGAGAAGAATGGTATCGTTACGAAAGAGCAAATTCTGAATGGAGAGAGCAAGTAGCGGAAGATGAAGATTTTTATTTAGGAAATCAATTAACAGAAAAACAAAAAGAATATTTACAAAGCGTTGGTCAGCCACCCGAATGCAATAATAAAATAAGACCTGCTGTTGAACAAGTGCTAGCAAATGTAGCATCTTCAAGCCCAGTTTGGAGTGTACAGCCAGAAGGAAAAACTGATTCTGAAATAAGTTTTATATATTCTCAATTGATGGACAGAATATGGTACGATAGCGACGGAGACCATCATTTTAGAAAAATGACTAGAGATTTTCTAGTAAAAGGGATTGCATATGCTTATGTGTATCCAGATTGGAACGCAGATGAAGGTCTAGGTGCGTTAAGACTTAAAAAAATGAACCCGGAATCTATATTTGTAGACCCTAATTCTATACTCCCTGATTTTAGTGATGCTAGCAGTATTATCTACAGCGATATAATGACTAAAAAACAAGCAATAACTTTATTCCCAAAATTAGAAAAAATTATTGAAGATGCTATGGAAGAGCAATGGGGTAATGATAAATCTAGTGGAAATTTTGATAGAGACTATAAAGTAAGAAGAGCAGACGGATACCAAGACAATGAGGAAGGTAAGGTTAGAAAATTTGTAAGGTGGACTAAAATTGCAATTCCAAAAATGAGAATAACTGAGGTTGGTACTGGATTTTCTAAAAATTTAGATAAAGACCAATGGGACGAAATAAGAGAGGATGAAGATTTTAAACAATTTTTAATGGATGGTGCTATTCAGGTTATGGAAACTTTTGAACCTGCAATTAGAGAGTCTTGCGTTTTTGGAGATATATTAGGATATGATTATATACTTCCCCTTTCACAATACCCTATATTGCCTGCCTGTAATGAACACGCAAGCAACCCTTTCCCTACTGGAGATGTAAGACACGCAAAAACACCTCAACGTATGTTAAATCGTACTGAAGCTTTATTAATAGCACATACAAATGCTACTGCAAATTTTAAATTAATATATGAAGATGGAGCAATAGACCCAGAAGAATTAGGTAAATGGTCTATTCCGAATGCAGTTATTAGAGCAAATCCGGGTGCTATACAACAAAACAAAATAAAAGAATATAGTCCTCCGGCAATTAGCTCATCCCTATATCAAGAAAAACAAAGATATGAGGTTGATATAGAACAAGTATTTGGTGCATATAAATTTTCACAAGGAAATCCAGATGCTAGTCCGGGTACTGTAGGGGAAGCAGGTTTAATTGATGAAGCAGTAGCAAAAAAACAAAATTGGAAAATATTACCAATTTACGATATGCTAACAAAAGCGGCACAAATATGTGTACAATGGATACCTCATATATATGACCAACAAAGAGTTTTGAGATTTGTTAATCCTCAAGGTGATGATAAAGAAGTTCAATTAAATCTTCCAGTTGAAGATAGAACTGGTGCAGTTACAAAATTGTATGATATGACTACTGCTAAAGCAGATATAAGAGCTGTAATAGGCAGTACAAGAGCTAAAAATCCATTACAAGACCTTCAAAGAGATATTGGATTAATGCAAGCTGGTATTTATGACAAAACTCAAGTTATTATGAATATGCAATCTGATATAGATAAAGGTGCATTATTAGAGAGACAGAGCGAAATAGCACAGCTAACACAGCAAGTTGAGCAACTACAGGGACAAGTAAAATCATTATCAGGTGATTTACAAACTAGAGAACGAGAAGTGTTCCATACAAAAATGCGTGCAGAAGTTGCAGAAGCTACTAAGCCTATTGCAAGTGCAGTTGCTGACGCTAAAGCTAGAACAAAAATTGAAACAGCTCGGCAGAAGGACGCTTCAGCCAAAGCCGAGGAACAGGTAAACTCTTTACAACAAGCCGCCAATAATATGGGCGTAACTTAAAAAGAAAAGGAGCATCTGAGATGTTAAATGAAGAACAAGTCAATGAGCAAATTGAACAAGAGGTTCAAGATGAAGAAGGTAACTTTGACCTAACGGAAGAACTAGTTTCTTTTAATAAAGGTGAAAGCCCTGATGAATCTGAAGAACCTATCAATAAGGCAGAATCTGACGAAAATAATGAAGAGGTTGATACATCTAATGAAGAAGTAAAGGAAGATGTAGTAAACTGGTTAATAGACAACAAGTTTAAAGATGATAATGAAGGAAAAGTAAAGCTTGCTGATTCATATAAAAACCTACAAAGCGAGTATGACAAATTACGCAACGAAAGCCAATCTGTTTCTAAAGAAGCTCAAGATGCTTTGGAATTTGCTCAATGGGTTGCTAATAATGAAGATGCGAGAAATGCTTTGAATGAAGTCGTTAATAAACCTGAAGTTAGCCAAACTACTCCACCTGAAGACTTTGACCCATTAGATATATACACAGAAGGAACTAGCTCTAATGAATGGTACAATTCAGTTCAGAATCAACAGCGAGAGCAGTTGAGAAATGAAATAGTATCAGACGTTAAAAAAGAGTTTGAAAGCAGAGAAAATCAAAGTCGTCAAGAAATGGAAGCTAGACAAATGATTAGCTATTTGCAGACAGAACATAATATGTCTGATAATGATGTTAATGATTATTTAGAGTTTATTAAGGACGAAAATTCTTTTTCTACTAATAATCTTGTTGAGCTTTACAAGTTTTCTAAAGGTATAAATCAGCCTAAAACTAAAAATCAAGAGAAAAATCCTGAGAGTAACTCTGCTGTAAAAGATATACCAGCAGGAGTTAATGCCGCTACAGCAGGAGGTTCAAATCCACCTGCTAGCAAAGACCCTGTTGATAGTTTAATGGACAGCTTATTGGGTAACTCGAAGAGGGATTTTACTTAGACCGATATAAAGGAGTCTAAAAATGGCTGAAAACTACGGAAGTGGTTACGCTAAGTTTACAGACGGGTCCGCAAGACAGGTTCTGGAACTTGGAAAAAAGGTTCATTATTTTAATCCTTCAGACTCGCCTATATTTACTTTGCTAGGCAGACTTGGTACTCGTGGAACACCTGTGCCAAAATTTGAATGGATGGAAGATGAACATTTCATCAAAAGGTCAATAGTATTAGTAGGTGGTGCAACTAATAAAATTGGCGGAGTTGCTGTTAAAAAAGGTAAAACTGACGGAGATGGTACAATTGCCGCGTCAGGTGACAACCAGTTTGGAGCAATTATCCAAATGCCTAGACAAGCTCAAATGGAATTGTTTGAGAAAGGTGGTATTTACAAGGTAACAGCTAACCACGCAGATGGTAAGGTTAATAATGTTTCCGTTGGAACTAATCCACAATATGTAATGTGTGTTGGACACGGGGCAGACCAAGCACACGCAACAGGTCAATCACCATCAGACAGAGATGTCTGTTTTGAAACTGTTGCTGTTAGTGGTAATGAAGCTACTTTGCAAGACCAAGGTGGTCATAGTCTGTTTATTAGTACAGCAAACTCAACAGAATGGAAATTCGAGTATGTTGGTACTGCAGGTGCACCAAGCACAGGCACAAAGAAGGGTTTTGAATATTCTTCTGCTGACAATACTGCTGACTACGTTGCTCACGTTTGGACAATGCACGGACCATCATTGGGATACAATGAGGGTGCTGGCGTTAGTGCAATGAGCACCAAAAAAGTACGTAGGCTTGCTAATTACACTCAGATATTCCGTGAACCATTTTCTCTTACTCGCACAATGCGTGTGTCTAAGCAGTATGGTGAGCAAGAGTATGCTAGGTTACAAGCTCGTAAGCTAACTAAAATCAAAGGCGATATAGAATGGGCGTTGTTGATGCAAGGTGATGCAGAAGCTGATGCTAGTGCTATGAATCCAAAGCGTACATTTATGGGTTTTGGACTTAATGGTACTGGTGGTGCTATTGTATCTAACGATGGTCGCACTAATTCTGATTTTCAATTTGATGCTGATGGCGATTCAGGCGATATTGACGCTTTAGATGCAGTAACTGCTAATATCTTTCAAGATACTATTTCTGGTTCAATGAGCAAAGTTGCTTTTTGTTCTAATAAATGGTTAAGAAAGTTAGTTACTGCAGTTCGCAAGTCTGATGGTGCTACTCTTAACGCTGAAATGGGTTCTGGTGCTACTGCAGGTCTTCGTGTTACTAAACATCACGGACCTGTTGGAGAGTTGTCTTTTGTAGTTCATCCATTGTTAAATGGTGCTTATGACGATTACGCTCTTGTAGTAGACCCTGCTAACGTGGAAATGCGTCCATTGGCACAATCTGATATGCAACTGCGTGACGATATTGTCAAAGACGGAACTGACGGAACAGTTAGTGAATGGTTGTACGAAGGTGCTCCAGAAATTCGCAATGAGCAAACTCACGCGATTCTGAAGTTAATCTAATAACCATTAGTCAATTAAAAAGGGGGAACCTAGTTCCCCCTTTTTAAAGGAAAACATAATGTTATACAAAGAAGCATACGAGTTAATAGATATTATTTTACAAGGGCAAGAAACTAGAGTGCCTTTGTCTGGGAAATTAAAACAAAGATTTTTTGCCGACTCTATTAGATATTTAAGTCGTCAATATGTAAGAAATATACAAGAAGAAATATTTACTGGAGACTCTTCAACTAAGAAATATATTTTTTCAAATGAAAATGCAACTGATAAAATATACCAAATACAATTTAAATCTGGCGATGGAGTTTCTTCTAGTTATAAAGATATACCATTTTTACCTCAATCACTTATTACTAACCCTGATGAGGTTAATACATCAAGTTATGTAGTAAGAAAAGAAACTTCAAAAAATGGAATATGGACAGGTATTAATCAAACAACAAAAGTAGTTACTACTAGCGAAAATCACGGATTGTCTATAGGTGATTATGTAAAAATCTATGATACTGGCTTAGAAGCTTTAGAGTATGACAATAAAGCTGTAAAAAGGGTTAAAATAACTGCAGTAACATCTAATACGTTTACTATAGATGCTACTCTTCCTTCTGGTAGTCAATCTGGAAAAAAATCTCCATATAGACAAGAACAAACTGCTTTAATATTAACAAAAGCTACTGGTGCTGGAACGATTACTGTTAGATACTATGCAGACCCAACAGAAGGTCATAATTATCAAGATGTTATAGACTTAGATGATACATTATGTAAAGCAAGTGTTTATTGTGCAATTAAAGAATTATTAGCTCTTGATGGACAATTGGAAATAAGCAAACAAATGAATGATGTTTCTAATATGTACGAAGAGCAATATAACTTAGAAAACACTACAAGACAGCCTCAAATTGATAAATTGCCAATGCCATTACAGGATTTTACATAATGAAAAACGCATCATATTATTTTAAAGTAAGGAATTTAATAGGAGATTTATCAGACCCTAAATTTGTAAGCGGTGCTCTTTCTAATACTGCGGCTGAAATAATTAATATGATTAGTCCGGATTTCTATTATTTAGTTTCTAAAGAAATCTTAACTGGGCAAACAGACAATGTTAATAATGTAACTATGGTCGAAGATGTAAATGATAGTAATAAAAAAGGTTTTAGGCTAGAAAATGATAAAATTCTTAGCATATCTGTTAAAGGTTTAGATGATGATGGAACTACTGCCAAATACAGAAGAGCAAAAAGAGTAGATTCAAAATGGATTGACCATATAAGAGATAGTGCAAGTTTGCTAGCTCCTACTTCTCAAGAACCTGTTTATGTAAGAAAAAATAAGTCTATTTGGATATATGGAGTAGACACTCCTGCAAACACTAATGATTTTTTAAAAATTCAATATGTAGAATACCCTTCTTTATCTTATCAAGATGAATATGGAACAAATGTTTTTCCAGAAGAATTAGAACCTGCATTAATTTATGGTTCAGCCGCAAGAGTTAGGTTTAAAGAACTATCTGAAATAGATGATAAAATTTCAACTTCTGTATCTACTACTGTAGGGGGAACTGGATTATCTTCTGCCGGGACTCAATTAGGAAATGAAGATTTAGAATACGCAAGAGCCTATTTAGAAGAAAATAATGCTAGAATACAAACTATGATAGCACAAGCTCAAACTCACGGCTCTGAAGTCCAAAGATATGCTCAAAAATATCAACAATTATTTGGAGAAATTCAAAAGCTATCTAGTTCTTTTTATACAAGTTTACTTCCTTATGTAGACCCTAAAGTGAGTGAAAAAATTGAGCAACCTGAAGGTAAATAAATATGGCGAAAGGTCGTAAGATATACACCATTAATGATTTTTCTGGTGGGTTAAACAATAATGCTTCAACTACTAATTTAAAACCTAATGAATCAGCTCAATTAGTTAATTTAAAAACTACCGAAACAGGAACATTGTCAAGTGTTCAAGATGCAGAGCCTGCTAATACAATATACGATAATCTTCCAGACCACAGAGATGCTAGCGGTCAAGATGGATTATTTGGAAAAGGAATTTTTGGTCATTCTCACGATTATTCTTTAAAAAATAATGGAGC